ATACCGCATGAATCAAAAGCATGTCCACATTCATGCATAACAACTTCCCTTATTCTTTCACTAATGACTAAGCTAGATTGGTCCCTACGTCTTTCTGAAATAGATACTTGTTTCATTCCACCATGATATAGCCCTTCCGCATCATCCCATGTGACCCCTTCTGGCCATCCCCTTGGAGTAACCCCCTTTAATTCCGGATGAACATCAGTCAAGAAATCCCCAGTCTTAACTTTATAACCACCATTAACCAATGCATTTTTCACATTTTCCGGAAGGTCAGCCAAAGCCTTACCAACAGTACTTTTAAATGAAGCACTGGTTTTAGTAATCGTCTCAAACGGAATTACGGAGGGATTTACTGGCTTTGGCACATCAACACCAAGCACATTACCAGACCGAGATGCTACCGCAGACTCGATCCCCGCCATCGGCTCTCGACAGATGTCATAGTCCCACCCCTCATCAGGGCCTTCAATCAGGGCCTTTGTCCGCGTATCGTTCATCCCCGGTTGCTGCATCCGGTTCTGATCCGCAAGGATATACTGCTTTGCCTGGCGTTCGGTGAGGGCGATCAACCGGCATCTGCACTGGTACCCGTTAGGTGTGCGCCAAGTATTCCATACAGGGTCATCATACCGCGCAACAAACCCATCCATCGCAGAATGCGCGGGGCGAGTGCGTGCATCATTCACGGCGTCGTACATCAGCCATGGTTGTGAGTCGAAATTAGCTCGTTGCTGTTCGCACCGACCCCGAGCATAGTTGGATTGAATGTTAGTGCGGAATATGTTTTCGATCCGATGCGCAGGTAGTCCTTGCAACGGGATTTCGCCCGAAAGGACTCCCTTTTTCCATTTGCCGAAACTGTCCCCCTGTTGTAAGACCTTGGTCAGGGAGTCCTTAACGGCGGTCAATACGTCTAGTTGGGCAATCCCCGAGACAGAGAATGCCATCGATCGAGCTTGACCTTGCAACACCCCGTAGTATTCATCGGGCAATACTACATCCCGAGCAATCGACCATGCAATCGCCTCATCGAAAGGCAAGGGGACGAGAGGGGGAGGGGAATCAGCCACGATATCGGCTAGACGTTATGCGCGTGCGGGAAATGCGCGTAGATGGAAGGCTGGGGCGGGTTAACAGGGGGCAGGGCCTTTACTGCTTTGGGCGGATATGCCCTCTGTGAGGAGTCATAATGGTGACATCCGGAGCAATCTCTCGGAGCACATTTCCCCATATCACACCATTCGGGGTATGCTTGAGAGTGAATGCAGTCTTCGCCGATGATCATGCTAGGAAACTCCGATTCGTTTTTCCGCCGTGACATACCCAAGGACATCCGCCGCGAACAGGGCGCGCTCGGTCCATTCCCGGAACTCCACGGGATCATGTCCAGTGTACAGGGCCGCGAGGCGATCGGTAAGGTCCTCGGGGGAGGTACTTTTACTGATTGCGGCCCGGATCAATTCGACGGGGATTGGTTGTGGTGCGCCCAATACCGCAGCATCGGCCAGATCCTCGACTAATTGCTGATCAGCACTAAACCGTTGGCCCTTGCGCAAGTGCTTTGGATCAGGGGCGCCGAACTTGGCCTTTAACCCTGTCTTATCACCCGGGGCCGGGGGAATGTCTGGCGTTGCGCTCGGCGCAGGACCAACAACAAAGTCCCCTGGTTCCAGATCATATTGATTGACGATGTAATCTTCCGTGAATGTCAATATGCCCGCAGTGACGAGCTTAGCATCGCGATCCGCCCTATCCATGTCTAGGCCCTTACCATCCTGAAGCAGGAATGTTGGGGCTTGGCCTGGCATATCGTTGACACGCCATAAGAGGTTGACCAGGGTTTGCCCTGCTGGTCGTACTAGCTTAAGGGCGCTATCCCTGCGATCCTTGCGGACCTCGTTATGTACCGCTGCCGCGCCGCTGTTGCCCCGTACGCCCATTTGCGTGGTGAGGGTCTGTCCTAGCCAGGTCTTTTGGATGCGGCTTAACAGGGCGTCTTCTACCACCTTAAACGCATCCCGCGCGTCCGGGGTTACGGCACTGACCTTTTCATCAATACCTGTGCCGATCACAAACCGATACCCGAGCTTTTGCATCTCCTGAATGAACAGGGCCGGATCGCCAACCTGACCAAGCAACAGGGGGTCAGCAAAGCGGTTCAGGAACTTCATCCAAAATTCCCAGCCATTGTGCCGAAAGAACCAAGGCCAGTAACAGCGAGATAACAGGGACTCGCCGAAAGGCTGTTCGTATGTCGCGAGGCGGCGGGTTAGAATGTATTTACCGTCAGTTGGGACCTCTTCCCGATAAACCGTGCTATTTGGCAGAGTCATGAGCAACCGACCATCCGGGCGCGGCTCAAACCATTGCATCGGCTTTACGCCAAGATGATCAATGGTGATCATTGGCTTAGTTTTCTTGAGAACCGTCTCAACGACACTGTACCCGTAAGGGATAGCCTTCCATGCCCCAATTAGCAGGTCTTCGATATGCGGAGCGATAGCGTCCCACAACCATTTGTGCTGCGATTCCTCGTAGGGGGACAGGTGCCAGGGGGTACCGATGACGGCATCCCGGTGAGTGTCCATGGCCCCGCTGATTTCATCATCTGTCTCAAGGCGGCGAAGGTCCGCACGGGTATACCCAAGGGACTGAAGAACTAGATCAGGGTCGGGCAGCCGATCCAGAACGCCATAAATATTGTCAATGGCGAAGTCGCTAAAAAGCTGTGATCCTGCGGCCATTATCCTCTCACTCCAGCATATTCGCGGGTCTTCGCTCGGATCAGGGGGTTAAAAGCATACCGTACAGAATCCCATCCGTGATTATGCTTATCCACGATATTGGTAAGTACTTCCCCGGTTTTTGGATCAATGGCGTAGGAGTACAGTTTGCCTTCCTCTTGCATATGCACGCAGGAAGGATGCATTACGATACGCTGGGACTTGAGCCACGATATTCCGTCTTCAACCGAGCCTGGCCACTTCTCGCAAGCCACCATCTTTGGATGAGGGTCCTTGCACGTAGGGCCGCCACGGCGGACATAGGATATTGTTTCAGGGCGAGCGTTATCTGCCCGAGTGGTATAGTCGGATGCGCCTTCTATTTCGTTGAACAGGGCTCCAAGATTCTCCGTCTCTACTTGCAGCCCCCATGCCTCACGGTGAATGTATACCGTTCGGTTTTCTTCATCGAAATAGGAACGAGTCATAACTGAGGGATCAGTCGAAAACCCCCAGTCTACCCCTTGGAATGGCCCCTTCCAATGGGGCAATGGCACAAACGGCTCTACAGTGTACCGTCCTGCGAATATCTGAGCGTTGTTATACTCGCGACAATTACCGTCCCATACGTGTTCAGCGGCAACAGGGTCTATCGACCGTAGCCATTCCATCTCCCGTCGGAGTACTTCGGGGAAGAATGGATTGTCCGAATAGTTGACCTTGCGGACAATAGCATCAGGGGGGGGTTGCAGGACAAAGCGACGGTAGGTAGGGTCGGCGCGTAGATCCGGGTTGAAAACAATCCATATCTCGCTGTTAGGCTCCCGGATCGTGGGAATAAGCAACTCCCAGGAAGGGTCTGATACAACCTGCGCCTCCTCCACAAAGCAGTCAGTAATACCCTTGGTGGACTTAATCTCTGTGATATTGTGCCGGAGCCCCTTGAACAGGAACCGCGTCTTGGTGTCAGGGCAAACGATACTGTCGCGCTGGACCCTGTACGGATATCTGTACTCCTCGATGATATCCGCCAGCGTCTGATGTACCGAGTCCTTAATACTGGCCTGGAACTCACGGGCGCAAAGAATACGGCGCCGGGACTCGGCGCCGCGAATGAGTAGCAGGCGAGCAAAGGATTCGGATTTAGCAGATCCCCGGCCACCATAGGCGATCTTGTACCTAGCTGGCGGGGTGAAGTCGCGGAATACTCGGGGAATACTGGTCTTGACATACCCTATCGGGGTCAGTTCGGGCATTGCTGTCATCCGGTCAGCGGTATAGGACACCAGGGCAACAAATGTGAGGATCAGGGCAAAGGCCCCGATCATGGTAAACAGGGCAACAGTCCAATCAACCAGTGTGCGGGTAATTTTCATGCCCACTCTACCTTAATGCCCTTAACAGTGGAGTCGTCATCTGTCTGGATAGACTTGACCCGTGGGGCATGTAGGCCGGAGACCTTGCCTTGTAGGTCGCGGGCTTTCATCAGTGTTGCATGGTGACTGGCCAGGGATGCGGCGGCACCGGGGATGGAGGATATATTGCGACGCAGCATCTTAATGTCCTCCTTGATCGCCAGCACGTCGGCGCGAAGGTCGGCAATGTTTTCGGCCTTGGTGACTCCGCCCATGGACAGGGATTCCTGTTCGAGGAAGTCCCAATATTCCTTGGCGTCTGATTGCTTGCGCAGGTCCATCCAGTACCTAGTACGCACGGCCGTGGACTGCGGGCTGGTGTCAGCGGGCAACTCGGGGATGAAAGTAGACAAGGCATCGTGGATATCCCCGGAGGAGAATATCTCAGCGATGGCGGCTAGTTGGTCGTCCGTGATCATGGTGGGGGCAATTTGTAGAAGTCAGCAATCTTTTTGAAGGAAATATCGTTTAGAACAGTATCAGAGTAAATCGTGGGCTTAGGGAAATGTTTTCTTGCGTCTGGACTAAGGCGGAGCCACATCCGGGCAAGAGCCTTCTTTTTCCCCGTAAGCCGGTTCGCTGCTTCTATATTGCTAACATTCATGGGGGTGGATAATCCCATAGCCGGGCAATATTCTGCAAGGACCGAAGATTGCGCTCCTTGTTCTGATAGACAACAGGCATCGGGTGATGGACCCGGAAGTTCAGGGGAAGCGCAAGCCAGGCACGCGCGGCGGCCCGGCGTTCCGCGAAGGAAACGGGGTTCTGGGGCGCGCGTTTACTGGACGTGTTCATGCATTAATACTAAACGATCTGCAAACGAAAAGCAAGGGGTTTACGCGGATTTTTGCTGGAGCGGGGATCAGGGCGTATTGGGCGTATTGCGAGAAGGGGGTCCCAATACAGCCTGGGGCGGGGGAAAACAGGGGGTGTGTCTGTTTCGTCTACGCAGACCCCTCCCCCTTAAACTCACGTATAGGGGTAAGTTGTTGCTCTCCCTAGTTAATGTGAAAAAAGTGCAACTAGACAGGTATCAACGACTTGTGAGGACACTCTGAGAGCCAATACAGTACCCAATACATAAATTCCTGTTATGTTTCATCGCTGTATTGGATGTATTGGCGTTTTGTCGATTTACGCGGAGTAACAAACCTAGGCCTCGCGTCACGATTAATACATGCGCGAGTACAACGGACGCCCCCTGTT